CCCCGCCGATGGTCGCCGGTGGGAAGTTTCGCATTCTGGAGCGTCATCAGTGGCAAGGCATGGATTTTGAAGTTCAAGCAGCCAATATCAAAGCGCTCACAGAAAAATATAACGTTGAATATATCGGCATTGACGCCACTACCGTGGGTCAGGGTGTTTACCAGCTCGTGCGCCAATTCTTCCCGCAAGCCCGCGAGATCAAATACACGCCAGAGATTAAAACCGCCATGGTGTTGAAAGCAAAAAACACCATCCATCGCGGCTGTCTGGAATATGACGCCAGTTATACCGACATCACCGCCTCGTTTATGGCAATTCGCAAAACCATGACCAGTAGCGGCGCACGTTCCACCTACACGGCCAGCCGTAGCGAAGAAGCCAGTCACGCCGATGTGGCATGGGCGACTATGCACGCCTTATTAAACGAGCCGCTAACCGCCGCCTATGGCGAACAATTAACAACAACGTTGGAGTGGTTTTAAATGAAAACCTACACATTTACAGCGGGTCAAATTGAAGGGCTCGCCGAGCTGCTGGAGTCAGAGAGTTTTGACTACCAAAAAACATGGCTGCGCGTCGGTCAGCTCAACGTGGATCGCACGATCACCAAAGCCCGCCAAATCGGGGCAACTCAGACGTTTGCGTATGAGGGATTACTGGATGCGCTGACGACTGGCCGTAATCAAATCTATTACGCACCCACGCACGGAAACGCGCTTTGCTCGCGCCAATATATTCGCCATATCGCGGCACGGCTTGGTGTTGCCATCACTGGAGAAAAGACCAATTTACAGTTAAGTAATGGGGCTACCATCACCTTTCTCGGCGAAGAAAGTTTCTTTGTGAACTATTCCGGTAACGTTTATCTCGATGAATTTGGATGGTTTAAAAAACCACACCAAGCGGCAAAGATAGCCAACAGCATGGCGATGCATGCCAAGCACCGAAAAACATCCTATACCTCGCCATCATTCTCCCATGATGCCTATCGTCTTATGCGCGGTGACTTCGGGCGCGCACGAACCGCAAAACCGGCGCTTTATTTGGGAGATAGCGCCTATTGTTCTGATGGTGTATGGCGTCAGTCCATCACGCTGACTCAGGCCATTGAGCAAGGTCATAACCTGACAGATGTCGAACAATTAATGTACTGGTATTCGCTAGCGGAGTTTAAATATTTGTTTGAGTGTGATTGGTCTCAGGCGGTGAATGCTAACGAGGTGGGTGTATGAGCAGGAATAAGGGCGGGCGCAGTAAAAAAACGCCTGACGTAACGGCAAATAATACCGACCGCGCAGGCTTTGAAATGTTTACCTTTGGGGAGCCCTCCGCCGTTCTCGATCGCCGCGATATTCTTAATTATGTGGAATGTATCAATAACGGCAAATGGCTAGAGCCGCCGGTGAGCTTTAGCGGGCTAGCTAAAAGTATGCGCGCCGCCGTTCATCACAGCTCGCCGATGTACGTGAAGCGTAATATTTTAGCCAGCACCTTTATCCCGCACCCTTTGTTATCTCAGCAGGAGTTTAGCCGCCTAGCGCTCGATTATATTGTTTTTGGCAATGCGTTTTTAGAGAAACGCATGAGCATGAGCGGCAATCTGTTGCGGCTGGAGACCTCACCGGCTAAGTACACCCGTCGAGGTGTTGAGGATGGTGTCTACTGGTTTGTTGAGTCGTTTGTTGAACCTCACGAATTTGAGAAAAACAGTGTTATCCATTTACTGGAGCCTGATATCAATCAGGAGATGTACGGGCTACCGGAATACCTGAGCGCGCTTAACTCGGCATGGCTTAACGAGGCCGCCACATTATACCGCCGCAAGTATTACCAAAACGGCGCACATGCTGGCTACATCATGTACGTAACCGATCCGCTTATGAATAAAACCGATGTTGCAAAACTACGCGAGCAAATGACCAAATCGAAAGGGATGGGTAATTTTAAAAACCTGTTTTGCAATGCCCCTGGGGGTAAAGCTGATGGTATTAAAATCGTACCCTTAAGCGAGGTCGCCACGAAAGACGATTTCTTTAACATCAAGAAAGCCAGCACCGAGGATTTATTGAGCGCTCATCGCGTGCCGCCGCAAATGATGGGGATTATCCCGAGCAACACCGGCGGCTTTGGGGATGTTGAAAAAGCGGCTCGTGTATTTGTTCGTAATGAGTTGGTGCCATTACAAGAGCGAATGAAAGAGGTCAACGACCGGCTAGGCGAGAAGGTCATCAAGTTCGAGGACTATAAATTTTAATCGAGTAGATACAAATATGAGCCGCCTACACAGGCGGCTTTTTTACGCCTGTCATATATCGCCCCATACGCGCCACCACGACGCGCCAACCAACAGAGTTAAGACGAATCGAGCGCATGACAACAAGGCCACCACGCCCCGCTCAGGCGGCAGAATATTAAATAAAAACACCCTCGGCGCGCAATGCTATCCCCGCCTCGCCTGCCCGCTTCATGAGTCGCTTTTAATGCACTTGCATGAGCCCGCCCGAGCCGCGCCAGCGCTGGCGCTAAGGGACAAAAATAATATTTTACGCTGCATGCACCCTAATGCACACGCATGCAATCAACGTGCATCGGGATTAAACAGGTAATAAGTGTGTAACCCGTTCCGATCTTCTTCCAGAATCGCCCACCCAAATTTATTGTGCCGAATAATGCTATTTACCTGAGCCGGTGATATGTCATCGATACCGAGATTTGTGGCCGCGTTGATAATTGAGCGTGTGGTGACGACCTGCTTACCATCCGACCGGCGCGAAATGACTGAGCTAAAAATAGATAAAATTCTATCTTCAATGCGTGGCATATATCCCCCTGAACAAAACAAAATACTGTATATGTAAACAGTATTTTTATATCAAAAATGAGTATCGTCAAGACAACAGCGGGAGCGGATTTTTATCCTCATGATTAAGCAATTAATTTATTTTGCGGCGCCCAAAAAAAGCCCGCGAATGCGGGCATTTTTTATCGATGTTTCGGCGGTGGCGCGGGG